CGGTAGGTAGTCGTCGGTTAGTTCGATGCCTATAGCATTTTTGTTTTCTAGGATTGCTGCGGCGAGTGTGGTTCCTGATCCTGCGAACGGGTCTAAAACTGTGCCTTCTGGTGGTGTTACTAGCCGTATTAGGTATTGCATTAGCGCGAGCGGTTTAACAGTCGGGTGGAAGTTTTGACTTCCAGTTGTTCGTCCTGCGCCTGCGCGTGAGCTTTTTAGCCCTTCGCTGCCTTCTTTTCGATCTGTCATTTCTCCGGCAGTTTTTGGTTCAAAGTGTTCTAAACCTGCGTTGCGTTCCCGTTTTGACGGTTTCGGGCAGTAAAAGTAGTTAGCCCATTCGGGGTGCTGTTCTGCAATTGTTTCGTCAATGATCAGGTTGGCAGGCCAGCGTTCGTTTATGCGTGTTGCGTCTATGTTGAGTGCGCCGGTGCCGTGTTGTAAAACATTGTTTGCCACAGTTCCGTCTAAAGGTTTGCGGGCGACTACAACTGGTTCGTGGGCAGGTTTTAATGCGGTTCCCCAACCTTCCCATTGTTTCGCCGCGTCAGTAGCCGGTGCGGTAAGGTTCCACGTTTCGTAGACGGTCGTCCCGCCAGTTGTTGGTAGTGCTGATTTTCCTGATGTGCTGCGGGCTTTTGTGTCACTACCCACCACTTCACGTTTCGCCCAGTTTTCGCTCGGCTGACCTTTACGACCGTTCAAATCCCACAACAACACTTTGATTTCTTCGGGTACATCGTCCAACGTCAAACCTAAAACGTCTAACAATTGTGGAATTTGTTCCAATGTTGGAACGGCAGGCTGCGATTTTTGACTTGTCCAATGTCCGGACATACCTGCAAAACCAAATGCGTTGTCAATTTGTTTATTTGAAACATTCGCTGCATCTCGCGTTGCCCGAATCCAACTGGTTACTTGCAAAATTTGTTCACGGTCGTGACGTTGTTTATCTATCGCTTTTGAAACATCTAACGATTTTGGGAAACCTGATCCGTATAGCCAATGGATTGAGTCACGAATTTCAAACCCTGCGTCTTCGATTGCGCACGCCATTCGATGGTAGGTGCGTGTGCCGCCGAACGCTAATAAGTGCCCGCCGGGTTTTATTACACGAAAGCATTGTTGCCACATTTCGACGTTGTAGGCGATGCCTGAAGCGTCCCATTTTTTGCCCATAAAACCAAGTTCGTAAGGCGGGTCGGTAACGATTGCGTCTATTGAATTGTCAGGCAAGGTTTTTAGTATGTCTAAACAGTTGCCGTGCAATAGTTGGTAGGTCATCGGGGTGTTTTCCTTTTCCATGTTCGTGCGTTCGCTATGTAGGTTGTGGCCCATAGGGCGGTTAGTGCGGTGAATCCCCATTGCCGGGTTGTTATTGAGTAGATGGCCCACGGCAATGTCATTGTTGCGAGTGGTAGCAGCCACCCCCACCATTTGCCGGTTTTGGCTGTGTACCTAATTGAACTTATGCCGATTATTTCGGCTGCGAATAGCAGCCACGGCCACCAATCCATCGTTATATCCAGCCGAATTTGCGTGAGCAGCCCGGCCAAGCACGCCAACCGGAAGAAGCCAAAATACGTTCCGCTACAACAATTTGCTGTTCGCGAGTGGCTTCCCACGGGTGTTGGGTGAATTCTGTGCCACCGAAACTACGCCATGAGGAATAACTGTTTTGGTGCATGAATTGTAGGCCGCCGCCGAAACCGTTGCCGGTGTTGCACGCCCAGTTGCCGCCACATTCGCATTTTGCTAGTTGGTCCCACCGGGAACCGTCGCCGGGATCGTTGTTTGGTGGCGTTGCGGTTACACGCGGTTTAACTGTCGTGGTGGTGGTTGCTGCTGCCTGTAAAAATTCCACAAGTTGCCTTTCTGCTTCTTGCGAAGCGTATTCTTCCGCCGTTTGTGTCGAAGGTTCGTTAGGTTTGGTTTGTGCTGTTGCTGTGAAGGTTGTTTTTGTCGGTTGGTGTACCGCCATTGCTGTTGCGATAGCGCATACAAATAAAAGTACCAGTAACGGTTTTTTCATAACGGTTTACACAATGCCCCAATTTCATTGTGTTGTGTTCCTTCCAAGATGAATGGGGAAAGGCCGTCCGTCTTCTCGCCTTGTCCAACCAGACAAATGTCTTGCTATCTGTTCTGCGTCTGTTTGGTCTGAAACTGTTGCGAGGGTGATTCGGTCGGCACCATGCACCGCGTCAATGTAGAAGCGGTTGTTGTTGTCACACCAGATAAGTAGGTGTTGTTTTTCCACGTTAGTTTGCTTTCTTCGGTTGGGTTGCCCTGCCGTAACGGTCGGGGTTTAGGTGGGGGATATGTCGTTACGGCAGGGCAGATTTTGTTAATTAAATCAGGTCATCTGCACTAATGCTTTTGACGGGTGGCTTGTATTGCGCCTTATATTTTTTGGCAGGGTTTAAGCCCGGTTCGGTTTGTTCTTCGTGTGAAAACTGCACCGCTAAAACGCCGCCTTCTTCAACGTTTGCGTTTGCTTCACGCAACGCGTCTTTAATTGCGCCGAGCATGAAACCTTTAGCAAAAATGCGGGTTTCTTCGCCGGTGTCTTGGTCCACACCGTAAAAAACGAACTGCTTTTTGGGGCTGCCGTCTTTCCAAGTTAAAACTTCGCCTGTTCGGAAGTCTGTCTGTTCACGTTCTTGCAGGTCGGTAATTTTGATTACTACCTTGTCGCCTACGTTTGGGAACTTTGCCACGTTGGAAGTTTCGGTAAGTGATTTTGCCAATGTCGGGTCAATCATGTTTTTGCTTCTTTCTCTTTTGTGTGTTGTTATTCCGCACCGATTTGGTGAGGGTTTGGCACGAACTTGATTTGGCCGGCGTCAGTCCAAGCCGGTATCAATGTTTCGTGCGCGATCTGTTGCGACAATTCAAACGCCTTTTCAGATTGCTTAATTGTCAAATGCCCTAAGCCGTCTGCGGTGGTTTTGAAAGCCCGTTTTGTGCAGGCTTTAACGACGCCTTGCAGCATTTCGTCGTCTTCAAAAACTGCCATGTTGAGAATTGTTGCCGTAATGTTCCATCTCCGCAAATAGGGTTGCCCGGTGGGTGGTAGCAAAGCGACAGTTAAACATTCTTCACGTAACTGTTCTAAATGGTTTTGCGCCCACCAACGTTGCGGTTCTGTCAAAAATTCGATTTGGACACGCAGCCCGGCAATGTCATCTTCTGTTACTTGCGGGTCTTCTGGCTTGTCTAGGTTGTGAACTGGCGGTAAAGGTTTCCGTTCAGGTTGCGGTTCAGGTTCGGGTTGTGTGACCGGTTCGGGTTCTTGGATTGTTTGCGGTGGCGCAACTTGCATTAGTGGCAGTTGGTGAATTTTAAAAATGACGGTCAGCAGGTCGTTAATTGTTTGCCCTTGCTGAACTGTGATCGGCAGCCCGCTTTTCAGGGTGGGTATGTTTGCGGGCCATTGCAAATCTTTCGCTGCGTCTGGGTGTTGCAAAATCTCTTTGATCTGTTCGGTTGCTGAAACCCGCCAAAGTTCGTCCACATACTGTTCTTCTGCAACCATTTTAAGATTGGTGGTCGCTTCAGTAATTGTGAACGGTTCTAACGGTTTTATGTTGCGATGTTTGCGAACTGCTAAGGCAAGTTCTAAGCCGTCTTTGCCTACTGTTAGGTCAATCCAATAAAGGTCGGTTTTGCCTGATGCTGGTTCGCAATGTAAAACAATGCCGCGTTGCTGGTCGAAAGCCGGCAAAGGCGTTTCGTAATCGTCCGCTTCGTTTACTGCATGGTGGTAGATGGCGTTGCCGGTGGCGTAAATGAACAACTGGATTGCCCATGCTTGCGCCCCATATTTGACTGATGAACCAGTTTTAAGGTCGGCAACGTAAATGTTTCCGTTAGCGTCTTGCACCGCTAGGTCTGCCGTGCCAGCAATTTTCAGGTCATGATTGACGACTACGAATTCTGACAAGCCCGGCATGACTGTTAAACCTGCGTTATCTAATGCTTGCAGGATTGATTGCACGTCTTGGTCGTAAGGGGCCGGCGGTGCATAGGTTGGGTCTTCTAGTTTGCGTTCTAAAAACTTGTGTATTGCTGTGCCTTGCTCACGTCGGGTTGCTGACCCGCCCGCTTCTGCCGCTTTTTCGCACAGGTCGTAAAGTTCTTTTTTGTTTTCCGGGTCGCACGCTGCGATAGCGGCAAACAAATGCGGTTCTTTAATTATGCCGATTGCGGTTCGTGCTGCGTTCCACGGTATAAGTGAAGATTGGTCGTCTAACGTTTTGGTGATGGTTGTGGCGCGTGTGTAGCCGGTGCGTGCGTTTTTGCCGGGCGGTTTTATCTGGTAGCGGCCATACCGCAATTTTTCGATTGTTGGTCCTAATGTGTCCATTTGTGCTGCCTTTCGGGGTTGTGTGTTATTCGCCGTATTCTGTGACGCAGATGTGACAACGGCAGCCGGATTCCCATTTGGTGCGGTAGCCGTGCGGAACGCTAGACAACTTAATGCCAAGCCTTGCCCTGTGTCTGCTGCGTTCTTTCACATTCATGCCTGCCCAGATTCCGTAGCGTTCTATGTTGTAAGTAACGTGCGCTAAACAGTCGTCAAATACAGGGCAGGTTTTGCAGGTTTGTTTCGCAAGTTTCGTTCTGTTGTTTTCTACCTTTCCCGGTTCAGGAAAAAACAGGTCAGTTTTGCCTTTGCAAGCCGCTTTTTCATGCCATAGGTGTATTGGTCGTGCCGCTTTCATCAGTCAAAATCTGTTGTTTCTTCCAAACTTGCCCGCAACATTTTTTCGATCTCTTGCAAACGTCGAATATGTTCCACCATCTCAACAATGGCAATGCGGGCTTCTACAACATATTCGCGTAGTTCCCAGTCTAGTTCGTTATCTAATTGCAATGGCAGTAGGCCGTTGCTGACGTGCAACCACTTTTTCAATTGGTGCTTTTCGGGTTTCATTGTGCGCCTTTCATAAGGTTTACGAAATCTTGCAAAGTGGTGGTCACATACCAGTCCGCCGGGCTGCCTTTGCCTTTGCGTTTATGCACCACAATAGAAGTTAAACGGTTTGCGTGTTCGGCTTGCTGTTGCGCTTCTGTCACCCAAACCCCCAACTGGATCGTTTTATGGTTTTTAACTTGAATGGCAGGCCATTTTTTATCGTAGGTGAAAATGTCCCCTACGTCTTTAGTTGCGCCTGCCGGAACACGATCACAATCTACGCCTTGCTGTTGCAGGAAGTCGCGCACTTGCCGTTCCGCTTGGCTGCCTTTCGCTTTGTTCGCGTTCGCCATCAGAAAATCCAACTTTCAACAATAGCCACCATTAACAAAAATGCGCTGATGCAGAACGCAACCATGAGTAGTTCTAGGTTTCCCATTGGCTAATCCTTGCCTAGTAGGTAGGCGGTGAAGCCTACACCCGCAAACAACGCTGCGGCAGAAACGGGGGCTGCTAGCGGCATGGTAGGCCAGTAGGTTAAAAATTCATTCAATGTGACTAGCCCAACAATTACTGCGATCGTGTAAACGACTGTTTGAATGGTTTTCATTAGTTCACCTTGCTTTTGCAGGGGTGTTGTAAAAATGCGCCTACTGTTTCTTCTGCGGTCGGTTCTAAAAATTCTGCCCGACAGTTCAGGCAGCGGATACCTTCAAAATTTTGGTCATCTAACCATTGCCTATTTTTCATGAAACCTATTTTTTGTGACAGTTTCCTAAACATTGGTTGCCTTCTCTGTGCGTCGTTTGCCTTTGATTCGTATTCTGTTTGCGGTAAAAGTGCGGAACATTAGGTGGCCATTTGCGCCGCCGTACACTTCAATGTCTCCGTTTTTGTCTTGCTTGCAGAATGTGAAGTTGCCACGCTCGCCAACTACTTTTACTGGCGTGCCTTTTTCTACAGTTTCCCAATCGTAGTTAAGCGTCATGGTTGTTTTTCAGCCTTTCGCCCCATTCCGCTAACTGGTCAAGTTGGCCTTGTATGACTGTTAAATGGTTTTGGAAACGGTCATAATCTATTTGTGCGACCGCTAAAAGGTTATGTAGTGCGTCTGATATTTCGTCTAACGCTTTATGTTCAAATGCAAACATTTCGTTCATGGTCACCCGATCACGTCATAGGTCCAAAAGGCTTCTGCCATGTGGTTGTAATCGTTAAAAACGCGCACAACATGAGTAAGGTTGTGCTGATCCTCGCAAAAAACAATGCGGCTGCGCTCGTCCACACCAATCACTTCTAGTTCTAAAGTTTCAGAACCTAAAATTTGAATTTTGTGAACGTCGCCTACACGAACTTTTCGTATGCCGTCGCTGCCGCGCTGATCGTCGCGTTCTTTCAAAGACTGATAAATGCGGTCTGTTTTACTGCCCATTGTGCTGCCTTCCTTGTGTTTAGTTTGTTTGTTTTAATTTTCTTGTTTCAATGCAAGCGTTTCACGATCCCATGAATCAATAAAAGTTTCGCCGTTAGCGTTTTCGCTAGCCTTTATTTCAAGTGTTCCAACAACGCCTACAATTTCTGACCAGATTTCTGCAAAATCATTCCATCGTTCTTGCTTCATCAGCGATTCACATTCGCGCATAACATTTCGGATATAACGAAAATCATTTTGAAACGATGCTTTTGAATGTGGGTTGCGTTTGGTGGTTTTCATTTTGCTGCCTTCTTTGTGTTTAGTTTGTTTGTTGGGTGTGGGCCGCCTGCCCACAAAAGACACAGTAGCAGACCTGTCAAGGGGTGTGGACGGATAGGTAGAAAACGGGGGCAGGACTTCTAGCCCGGCGGTGGCGAGTCCTGCCCCCAAATAGCCCGTTCTTTATCGTTGCCCCCGGCAGCGAGGGGTGTGGCAAATCGAAAAGCAGGGCAAAGTGCTTTCCGTGAACGGGCTAAAAAGTTACGGCAAAGGCCCTGAACGGCCTTCAAATTCAATTTTAGGCATCTCTTCCACCAAACTTGGGGAATGACTAGGGCCGAAAGGTTCCGACGCAATAGAAGTCAAAATAGACGCAAATGCGGCTGCGGCAGCAGTCCCCAACAATTGCCCCCAATCAGCGTTAAACCAATCGAACTGTGCGACAGTCACCAACGCAGCCAAAGTTTGCGCAAACGTCTTCAACGCCCGTTCCGCTGCTGCTTTCACAAATTGCTTATTCATTAAATGTTCCAATCTTTTTTAGGGTATTCCTGCTCGTCTGGGTATTCGTGTTCGTCCGGGTCGTAAGGTTCTGGTTCTTCTTCAACCGGCAAAGGGATCAAATCTGGTTCAGTAATCGTCATCTTCGTACTCTTCCTCGTCCAGTTCCTCTTCCTCTAAAGGTTCAGGGTTTAACAATACGCCCCAAAGCGCGTCGGCATAACCCGCAATGTCAGTTAAAGTGTCTTGTAAAAGTTCAGCGGGGAAACCTTGCTGCAAACCGTTAGCCAACCGGGCCATTTTTACACACAACATGAAATAGACACCCTCGGCAGGCGTCAAAAGGTCGTCACCAACCGAAGTGTTAAACAGTTGCGTGACCATTCCGTAATCTTTCCACGGGTGGTTATAAAGCCTGCCCCGGTTGCCATGCACCAAAGCGAACGCATCTAAAAGAATCGAAGGCCAAGCCGCGTCCACATACGCTTCCTCTTCGGTTTCTTCCATTTCGTCTTCGTATTCGTCTGCCATCATTTCGCCCTTTCTAAAAATCTAAAGTATGCACTTGCAGGTCACCCCAAGCCCGCCCACCATACGCGGCACCAACGCCGATGGTGAGAAAGCCGGCAGGGCTTGACTGGCCACTAATATCTGTCCACCATTCCGAACCGCCATCTAACGCCGGTGCTTGAATAAAAGTCCTGCCGGTAGTTTCCGAAACGATCAAATGGTGAAAATGGCCGGTAAATAAAATGGCGGCATCACCAACGGGCTGGCTGCCCATCACCTGACCAGCCCACCACTTTTCTAATTTGGCAGCCGGGTGGCCTGATTGGCCGGCCTTGTGGCCGTGCGCAAACGCAACAGGAACGCCAGCAATGTTTAACGTAAGCGTGTTCCCGTCGGCTAGCACGGTGGTTACATGGCCGTAACGGTCAGGGTTCGCAGCCAAAATTTCTGCCACCTGTTCAAAAACTGCCAAATCGTCGTTATCTGTGCTGCGCGTGTATGCCTTGCCGTTTTGCCGGTTCTCACCATGATTACCGGGAACGGCCGCTAAAACGATCCGGGGCGCGAACCGCAGCACGTTGTCTACTGCTCGCAGAATGAGCCGGCGGGCTAGCCGCATTTGTTCGCGTCGGTCCAAATCTACTTTGAATTGTTGCGACGGATAATGGCCGGCGCATTGTTCCACAATGTCACCCAAACCGACCAAATAGACGGCGTCAAATTCTCGCCCTAACCGCTTAGCGGTCTGCAACCTTTCAGGCAATGCGTCTAAAACTTCGCAAATGCGTTGCACGGTCTGTGCTGTGCCGCCGTTAGGTTCGTCTGCCTTACCTAACTGCCAGTCCGTTAGAAGGCAAACTAGGGCCCTATCTGTGGCAACTGGTGGGGCAGGTTTGAAAGGTTTACGTTTTTCGACCATGCGGCAAAGGCGGTCAATGTCCACCTGCTCTTCGTCATCTGTGGCTTGTGCCGATTGGATCGTGGCACGGTAATAGCGCAGGCGTTCGCCGCCGGGCGCGTCCCATGCACGAATTTGTACCGAACCTTCAACAATCTGTGTAGAAGAAGGGTCCAAGCCCCAATCGGCAATAATCGCAGCCCAAAGGCCGTCAGAAGGAACGTCTTTTGCAACGGTCGTTACCGCACCTTTTCGGCCGTCCCACACAAGCCCCGGTTCCCACCCTTTAGGGTGGTTGCGGTTACGTCGGGAAGTTGCCGCTTTAACTTCTTCGTTAAATGACATGACGCTGCCGGCATCTTTGTATGGTCGAATCAGAAATGGTTAAACCGCGTTGTTTTAACGCCCGTGCAATAGCAGTTGCCGGGTATTCAGAATTTGCGATAACTGCCTGCACGTCTGCCCTTTCTTTACTGTCTAACCCTGCAACGTAAATGCAAAGTTTGCATTTGTTAGCGTTGGGAAGTTGTCGGGAAACTTCATCTGCAAAGGTCATTTACGCCACCAAGATTTCCTTTCGGCCATGCGGTGCATCACAATATGGTCATCTAAACGATCTGAAACGGTTTCTACTTTGTCCGAAATGCGTTCTACGTTGTTGGCAATTTTGTCTAGTTTCGCTTGGCTATCTGCGTGTTCTCGGCTGTTCACATGACGCGTTTTTCGGGACTGCCAAATAACGCCTATTAAGGCTAGTAGGCCAGTCGTGGCAGCGGCAAGTATTGGTTCCCATTGCATAACAAAACCGGCCCCATCTGCTTTCTAAATAACGCCTTCGTTGCGTGGCAACGTCGCTAACGATTTCAACCATTCAGGCGGCGCAGGGTCAATAAGTTGCACACCTAAAAACTGCAAAAACTGAACCTGTGACCAGTCAGTTAAGGCAACCATTGTGTTTCCGCAAGCATGGTAGACCCGTCCGGGGTTGTAGGTGCGGTCAAGTAGTAGAACTGATTTCATTTCGTCGTCCTCTGGGGAAGGTGTAGGGGTTGGTGAAGTGTAAAACGGGCGTGCAATTTCCGCAATGCCACCCGCATAACCGGAACGGTCAAAACGATGCAACACACGCTGCACACGGTTCTGCCAGTTGCCGTTAATGCAAACTAAACCTGAACCGTCAATAGGTACAGATTCAACCATTGCAACGTGATCGTAACCGCCGTTAGGTTCGCCATAATCGAAAGCGACCAAATCGCCGGGTTGTGCGCTACGCACATCGTAACTATTGCGACCTTGCGAGCGGTATGCGTCAAACATTCCTGACACCCACGCATAATGCAACGGTTGGCCTGTAGCGGTTAGAACGTAACTTTGAAAGATTGCGCACCACGGTGTCGTTTGGCTTGTCGGGTACCAGTCTGTGAAGCGTTTTGGGCCTTCGCCTAAAAACGAGCGTGCCAAATTAAGCGTTTCATCTACCGTTGCCATTATGCGGTCCAATCGTCAGGCAAAACTTCGCCAACCATATTGCCCGACAAGTTCGGGTCAGGAATGTTTTCTAAATCCTCGTCAAAGGAAAGCAACGGCACAACGCCTTCTTCTAAGTGTGGTGACAGTTCAAAGTCCATTAGATTCTTTCCTTAAAAATCTGCGTTTACAACGTAATGGCCGCGAATGTAGGCGGCAGCCCAAGCAGCGCCTACGCCGACATAATAAAAACAGTTGTTAAAACCGGCGATTGAATTGACGGCAGAAGCGGTGTCACCAACACCGCTTCTAACATAAAGCCATGAACCAGAAGTGCCAGTTGGTGTGTAAAAGGTTGGTGAAGCCGCAATGCGTTTTGGTGTTGTGTAAAACAAGGTTGCAACAACATTGTTTCCACCGTCAGAAGTGCCGGCATGACCGATCAATCCGGAAGTTGTGTTAGTTCCCGGCGCTACGGTGTAGTCGTAACTTTTTTCGTAATACCGCAAACACATATTTAGTTCTTCTGCTATTGGCCGTTGTTCAAAATCTGTAGCAACAGGGCCACGTTCTACCTGAACGCCCCAAAAATCAATTGTTGCAGATTGAATACCTAAAGAACCAGTTC